TTGTAATCTGGCAAGTTTAACTTCGACCATCGCCAGACATGCTTGATGGTCTGAGATTGGAGTTTCGAGCATTTGCTGGAGTCGTAATGCGATTCGAGTCTGATTGATACGAGGATGACCATAAATTCTTCCTCGGTCTCCAATGATGTCAGTAGCTGATAATAGGACTTCACTTGCTTTCACACTCGCACCCTTTCCTTGGTCTCGTAGTAACTTCTCACAGCTTTACGGCCTTTGAGATAACCTACGCGAATGCCGACAATACGGCCTAGATGAAAATATAGTGCTGATAAGACAATCATGGCAAAAAAATCGCCTAGTGATGGATCGAACATGCTGGAGCCTTTCTATCAACGCCCTTCGTTGATGGCTCTACTGTCTCACGCCCTAAGGGGGAATTTTAGAAATTTAAGATAACGAAACGGTAACGATTCTGACGTGTCGATGTGATCATCGATGTCTCGATCAAGCTCGTTATCTAGGTCGTCCATAGCGCTTGCCTGAGACTACGAATGTGCCGTCCTTCTCCAGATAGATAAGATCAACTTGGACGTTCTTGCCCTCGACGTACATAATGGCAAAAGCCTGCTGCCAGTTGGCCGATCCCTTTGTATAAGACGCCTTGCTGAAGTCCATGAGGTTACCTACTTCTACGCCATGCAGAACACGCCCTATACGGCCTCCAGAGGCCTCTGAGAAGGACGATCTGCCTGCTCGGTGAGTATGACCTGAAATAACGCTTTTCCCATGCCTACGAGCCGCTTCTAGGGCTGATAGACCCCCTTGAGACTTGATAGGGGTATGGTCGCCGTGGACTGCGATCCAGCCCGGCGCGATGTTATACGGCTTGCGATGGAAGGTAATTCCTAACTGGTCAAGCTGCATAAACTTCTCGAAGCGCAGTTCCGGCAATGATAAGAATGACGGAATCTTACGCATGATCTGTGTGTATAGGCGGTCTGTGTGGTTAGACCGAATCATCTGTGTTACTTGTAGATCGTAAAGAACCTGAACAGCCTCATCGCGATCGTCTCCAAGAGTCTGTTCGTATGCCTCTGGCGTTCCTTCTGACCATTTGCTGATTGTGTTGAAATCAATCTCGTCACCTATTGTCACTACTTGGTGGGGCTTAAACTTGGCAATAAATTGTGCTACATTTTTTACAGCTACTCGATCATGAAAGGGAACCTGAAGGTCGCTTACTATGACAATTCGCTTCATTTAATCCTCGTCGTCGTCCTCATAGGGTATGCGATCCACGCGGTCGGGGATCGATGGCAGAATCCAGTCAGGGTAAGCGTCTCGGTCTTGAATGATGCTTAGGCATAAATCAACTGCAAAGCCTGCACGGCGCAATGCGCGATACATCTCATGCAGGCTAATAGCCCATGCGTCTAGTTGAGAGTAAGTATCGAGATCGATAACTTTCTTTCTTGCCATAGCAATAATTATCGCTCTAGAAGTATGTTGTAAATCTCATCGACACGCGAGTTCAGTCTCTTAATTTCAGAGAGCAGATGGGTAATCACATAACCTGCAAGGCCACCGATTACGGCAAGGCTTGCAAAGTAAAGTGTGAAAAAGTTTTCTTGAGTCACTTCTTGCTTACACCGAATGAAGCGTCTGAAGGGTTAAGCCAGCGCAAGATGACCGGTGCGACTGCTGCCACTCCTGCCATTGCAAGTGTCTTAGGGTCAGTTACGCCAGCCATGTATAGGGCTAGAGCTGCTGCTAGAAATGAGCGAGCCCATGATGCTGCTAGTGATTTTACTTGCTCCATTATTTTCCACCTATCATCGGGATATCAAAGAATGAACTGTCTTCATCGCCCTTTGGAGTAAAACTGATATGTGCGTGGTGATTATGCTTATTGATCCCATCATAAGGACGCCAAGCCCAAGCCTTCTTAGATGAGGCGATGCGGCCATCGAAGATGATGTAACTGATTCTCTTATTGCCAGACTTTGCAGCGAGTCGAATCTGATCGACCAGATCAGGCATGAGGTCGGGCTTGCCTTTTTTACCAGCAAGGTCGCGGTCAACATCGATGGCGCGTACCCACCCCTGCACATCTGGATTATGATCAGACTTGCGAGCAGAGTGTCGGGTATCACCGATCCAGCCGTCCGAAGTTCTATCTCGATCTGCGAATGAGTCATCAATCTGTTCGCGCAGTTGAATCGCTGATTTACTTAGTCTTGGCTTCATCTAACCAAGCCTGATAGTCAGGATTATCTTGCGTGCAAGTGACGCGAGTTAAGCCGTCCTCATCTATGCGAGCATAAATCTTTACGCCTTCGTCCGTTTCGTGTAAAAATTCGTATTTCATTATAGTTCAGCACTCCATCCTAAATAAGCGTTCGTATTAACAGCACGCGCACCAGCGCCTGTACCAGCAGTTAAACCAGATGCAACTGTAAAGTTAAATTCTGCGCTATATGGAGAAGCAATTGCGAATGCTGGAACAGCAGAACATGCTGTAACGGTGTTACCAGAGGTTCTGACTGAATAATCTGTGGCTGTGCCGCTAGTTTCAAGTGCAGTAGGAGCTGTTCGCATTTGCACAGGAAAAGCCAACAATAAATCGGCTGAGGTTGTTGTGTTGCAGTAACCATAGGCCAATCTTTGAGCAGCTGAAGTAGGTGTGAAGCGATAGTAATATCTCTGCGCCAATGCTAGTTCGCCACCGATTGAACCCGATGCAGTCTGGAATGGTGTGGCGATTGAACCTGCCTCAACTTGAACGCCCCAGATCTGGAAGGTATTAGATTGGATTCCTAGATTATTTAAGCGAGCATCTCGGGACGAACCTGATGATACCCACATAGCAAGATCAAAGTAGTCACTCGTTCCAATTGTTTTGCCAGAGATACTTGGAATAGCAAATGTTAAAGAGTAACGAGCCCAAGAAGTCGAAAGAGTGGCTTTTTGACCCTGTACAAGAACCGCAGAACTTCCACCAGAACCGAAATTTTGTGAAAGTTCGATTGATAATCCTGGAGTTCCAGAAGCGGCTTTTGCAAAAAACGATACTGTTACGGTTTGTCCAGCGAATGTTCTTGTACTTTCAATTCTTTGCGTGATCGATGTTCCATCTCCTACGGCACTTTGACCCGTGGTGACAATTTGAAGAAAATTCTTTGATTCATAACCAGCAACAGGAGCCGCACCTGGGGTAAATGCTTCAGTGGTAAAGGTAGAAGTTCCACCTGTAGCCACTCCCACTCGCCATCTATCAAATGTGTAAGATCCTGCTGTAGTTGCACTAGTAAAGGCTCTCTGATTGACGTTAAAATCGCCGTTAATGATCTTGTTCTTGCCAGCGGCAAAGCCACCGATCACGTCAGGAACTGTGTTAAGCGTACCTGCAAAATCGTTCATATTGACAGCGGTTAATACATCACCCGTCGCGTAATCGTCTTTGACTGGAAAGCCTACTGCCATTGTTTTTCTCCTAGTATCCCAATATGGATGTGCCTATTATACCCGACGTCACAGAATCCAAGATGAATCCTTCGACGATGGGCTCGAGTGTTGTTACTGTGCATTTCATGCTATTTGGGGTGATGTCCCATGCTAGACCCTGCACTTGCAAAGTCTTCACGATTGTCGATCCGTCTGGCTGGATGTTAGTGATCTTGACGTTATCAAAGTAATCAAGTCCGATGATTGTGTCAGTTGGAACTGCTGGATCAAGTAGATCGAGGGTCATGGCATCGATGCGGATCGTGGTCTCTTTGCGAGTAGCGACATAGATGTCTGCAATATCCTGCACTTGAGCATCTGTTTCTGCGATGAGGTTATCTACGTTCATGCCATGAGGGAAGTATTTAGCGATGGAGTCCACGTCTTCAGAAGTGACTGAACTGCCACCGATACGCTTCATAACGGCTTGGTTGATAATTAACTTATCATCGAAGGCGAACTTAAGATCAGCGTAAGGAATGCCGCCTGATTGATTGAACTCGATAGGCGCAGCAGCTAGTGATGCCACTACATCTGCGCGATCCTTAAACTCGACTTCTCCTGCTGGCAGTACGAAGAAGGCTCCCTGCTCGGTAAACTCTGCAACCTGAATCGCTGACAGACTTGATCGAGTAGTGGCTGGATCGGCCTGAACTGTGGTCGCGCCTGTGTCAATAAATCGCATAGTGGATGGAAAATCCACCTGATCTAAAATCTTATCAATGCGTGTGCCTGTGGCCTGGCCTGCCGTCGCACTCGCTACTGTGGTGACGTTAGCCATAGCAAAGAGGCGGAATGCATCGGCGCAGTTAATATCAACGTAGCCCAATTCCTGACCAGTCGGATAGGTGTACTTGTAATCTGTGACATAGCCAGAGAATAAGAACTCCTGCGCGGTTGCGGTAGTGGCTGCGACACGAATCTTACGGAGTGGAGTCAGATAGCCGAAGTATGGGCTGGCTGGATTCTGTGGGTTAAATGAGCCGTCCTGATCGATGACGCGTACTGTGCAGTTACCTGCCTCGTATGTGTCGCGCATGATGTTTCGGCCACGGCTGATCCTGATCTGTCGAGTCTGGGAACTGAGATCAATGGTAGGCGTTGCGACCGGGGAATCTCCGAACTTGCTAGTGCCTAGAACTCCATTGACAGAGTCACCAAGGACGAAACCTAGTCCGAAGGTTGCTCCAGAGCTAAAGTCGAAAGATACCGAGATCGTTGCTGGAAGGGTCATGCTGGAATTGCATTCGCGAATCTGCCGAGGCGGTTAACGTTGACGAATGAACCTGACAGAGATTGGTTGGTCTGTTGCTGAGTAATAATTGCGGCTACATCTTCGCCAGCGACCTTTACTTCAACATTTACAACTACAGCATCGGCCGCTTTCTGTGCCGCGTCTGCCTTATCTTGTGCTACCTGAGCGGCCATGACAGCATCAAATATCTCGCGCAATGGGTCTTCTGTAGGCATAGTGATTGTCTGAGGTGAGTTTATTATTGTCTCAGGTGAAACTCCTAAAGTAGCTGCTGTGTAGGCCAAAAGCTCTTGAGGTACTTCTGGAACCTTCCAGTTTCGGTAAGGGTTAGGAGCTTCTGGAGTAGCCGCTAAAGCCGCTGCAAGCATGGCCTGTCGCTTAATTGCCGCTTCTAACTCTAGCGCTAACTTAGTAGCAACTGCATCATTTTTGTTAAGCAAGGCTAGTTGGAGGTTTAGAGATAGGCGATCTGTCTCGCTGATCTGCCCCTGCAAGGCTGCGGCAATACCAATACGCTCTAGGTCTAAAGTCTGTGAAGCCTTGGTGAGTGCATTCTGCTTCTTCTGTGTATCGAGTGTCTTCTTTGCCATCGCTGCTAATTCCTTAGCGCGTCGAGCTGCATCTCTTTCAGCCTTGACTCGCGCTGTGCGTTGAGCAGATGTTTCATAGATACCCATTGGCTGAGAGCCTTGGTAGCCCATTGCTGGCATGTTACGGCGGAACTTGGCTGCCTTCTCTGCTGCCTCGATCGCTGCTAGAGCGTTCTTCTCATAGTCATCGAATGGGTTAAAACTTGCAAGAATCGCTCTATCGCTAGTCAAGACGTATAACTTCTGGAATCCGAATACTACAGATGCGACTGTGTCAGCAATCTTTGTAGCAAGGGTATCGATCTGATTAACGAAGTCAGCCGTATCGCCTGCTGCGAATACGGATACTAGAGAATCAACTAGCGCCCCACCGATTGTTTCGCTGGCTTCTCCTGCGGCGGTTGTGAGTAGTTGTAACTTGCCAGCGTAAGTAGTTAGAAACTCTGCACTAGCGCCAGAGAATTGCTTATTCAATCTCTCTTGGACTTCTGCAAATTTCATGGTCTTTAACTCTGCAACGCTAACGCCTAGGGCGTACTTGGTAAGGCCTCTAGTCTGGCCTACATAGGCTCGACTTAGATCGCTTACGACTGTTTCGTAATCAATGCCAGAACCTGCTGATATGTCTGTGGCCTGAGCGAGTAACTCTTGAGCCTTGGTAACTGATCCAGTAGTTTGCAATAGACGTTGCATTGCCGGACGAAGTTGATCATCTGTAACGCCAGACATGCGAGAAAGGTCAGAAATATAACGCTCAATGCGCGGAGCCTCGAACTCTAGGCCAAGATTCTTAACTGCTAGGGCTAAACGATTGGCTGCCTTCTCGTCTTCGATGAAGGCCTTTGATGCATTCTTAGCGAACTTGAGAAGCTGCTGGGCTCCGAAGACTGCTACGAGACTTTTGCCTAATCGCTTTACTCCCTTATCAAGGGCGCTAACGCTTTTACTTGTGTCGCTGAGTGCCTTCTTGCCTTTATTCTCGACGACAATCGGAATCCGTAATTCAGCCATTAGATACCTTTCGCATTAAACTTAGCGGCGGCCTTCTCTAGGGCTCGGATCACTCCGACCTTGGCCTTGCCTTGATCTTGGTCGTAAGCCTTGAACATTGCACGGCCTTGCATCTTGTTACGGCCTGCAAATGAGCCTTGAAATCTTGGTGAAAAATTGCCAGTCATTCCAGACTTACGGCCTGCGGTTTCAACGATCGCACCTGCTGCAGTCTTATTGTGGATTGATACTGACTGCACCCATCCTTGACGATTAGGTTTAGTAGGCGTGAGCTTGTATCCAATTCCTCGACGAGCCTCAGCCGCGTCATACATCGGAAACTTAGCCGTCTTTACTTCATGCTTTACAAATCCGGATGGAGCCTCTGAATTGGACGGAAGGAATCCTCTAGCCTTTTTTACTACTGGCTTAAGGAATCCGACCATCTCATCACGAGTCTCTTTGTCAAGATCAGGCGAGAATTGCTTGAGAGCCTTGCGAAGCGCACTAGCGCCTTTTAGCTCTGTAGGCATCTGCCTGCTCCTT